GTTAGCATCTGCAGATAATTTTATGCTACCGTCAATATTAAGATCTAAATTCCCACTCCAACCTGTAAGATGATTTCCGTCTGTAGCAATATTACCAGGAAATGTCACAACGCCTGATGAATTTAAACTAACTGTGTGCAACCCGTTAATTAACGAACTTGGGTTTCCAGTATAAAATGATAATGCAGACCATTGTGCAGTACCGTTACCTATTTTAATTTTATTTAATGTAGTATCTAACCCAAGTTCACCTTGACTTAATATAGGATTTGATGCTGTCCAGTTTGCAGTAGTATCCCTTCTTATTTGTATTTTATTTGCCATTATGCGGCTCCTCCGTTGATTAGCATATCTGTGAATGTATCTGTTGTAGCGTTTCCACCGTCAAAACTCAATTCGTCAAATACAATAGATGCAATACCGCCATCTAGAGGTGCATCTGTAACGTGTAAATCAAGTGCATTATTTGGGTCGTCGTAAGTAGCAGTTAAACCAAACAGAGTACCGTTGGATATCATTTCTGCTATTGTGTCTTGTATAAGTTCTTTAAGATTGGCAGTTGATCCGCCTGTAAGTGTGTATAATTCTGTAAAGTTAGCATTAATTTTATTAAATGCGACCCTTAACGGGTCGCCACTCTTATCATTTGCTGCTTGTCCAATATTTATTGTTTGTTTAGCCATTATGCTCTCCCTACTGCAATTTCAATAACTCCGGCTTCACCGTAGTCTTTATTTTCTAATGCTTTACCGATAATAGCACCAAGTACTGGATTTAATGCTTTGATTGCAAAACCAGGTGTATTTGATGTTGTTAATAGATCACCTTTTTTAACTCTACCAATGACTTTACATGGTGTACGACCTGCTAGTGCAATACAAACCTTAATCCCTCGTTGTTCTGAGTTCATAACATAGGCTGGGTTAGTAGTAACAACACCTGCAAGTCTTGTATCATTTGTAGTTGCAGATGAAGTTACTTCTTTATCACCACCAAAAACTAATACTGTGCCTGGATCATATTCTTTATCACCTTCGTAGTATTCAGCTAAGTCAGCGTAGGTTGCTTGCAATTTACTAGCACCAGTCAATGACCAATTACCTTGTATCGTTCCTGTTCCTGTGTCAGTACCGTTTGTGGTAATATTGTATGCTTTTAACGTAACACTATTAGTATTAAGATCAAGCTGGCTGCTTGCAGCAAACGCCCATTGGCCAGTAATTGTACCAGCAGTTGCAGCAGCACCTGCATTTAAACTTGTTGTTTTAAATGAAGTCCCGGAAGCAGTAATATCAAAGCTACTACTTGCTGCAAGTGACCATGCCCCAGTAATTGTACCAGTAGTTGCAACAGCACCTGTAGTCAACGTTCTCGATTTTAAAGTTCCTAAAGAAACATCAAGCTGACTATCAGCTTGTACTGCATACTGTCCGGTAATTGTGCCTCCAGTTGCAGGTGCACCAGTTGTTATCGTAGTTGCTTTTAATGTACCATTTGATGTATCAAAAGTCCCGTAAGTCGTAATAGTAGTATTACTTCCGGTTGAACCAGTTGCTGTTAAATAATCAAAACCAGCTGGTGTTGTAAATGTAGTCGTTAACGGTGCAACTGTAGTAGTTGAAATAGTTTTATAACTATTAACAGACAACTGCGCCATATTAATTTCACCCAATGTTCCAGTTTTTACAATTTTATTTGCAGCACCTACAGTTGTTACACCAGTAACCGAGTAAGTATTATTTGCACTGTTTGAACCATCGTACGATACTAGCATCACACCCGAGCTAGCAAACGCTGAATTTTTAATGCCGTCACCACCCGACACTATTGCACCGAACGTTACTTCTATCGGAGTTGCTGCACTATTACCGGAATTACCTATCACTGAGTTTGAGCTTATAGTTTGAAGTTTTCCTAGTGCAACTCCGTTTGCAGCGATTCCAACAAACCCGTTCGATACTGTAAATTGCGAATTATTAAATGTCGATACACCGTTAAGAGGTGTTACAGTAACTCCGGTAACCGCAGTCGTTACGACTACAGAAAGAACAGTCGAATCATAAGTTACAGAAGTCGTATTACACGATATAACAGTGTAAGTACCGTTAAACCCTGATGGAACAACACCGGCTACTGTAATCTGAGTAGTTGCACTAAATGGTGCAGGTGATACAGTTACAAACGTTAATGTTACTCGTCCTGCAATAGTACGGGCAATATTTGTAATCGATACGCTGCTAACTGATGCTACGCTATTAGCTAATGCAAGTTTAGTTTGGTTAATTGCTGCAGTTGAACTAATTTTAGCATCAGTAATAGTATTATCAGCAAGTGCTGATACTAATGCAGTGCCGTTGTAGCTAATAGTAACATTTCCAGTCAGCGTTGCGTTATTCCATTTAGATGTAGAACCGTTATACACTAACATTTGCGAAGCAGATGCGCTCGAAATTAAAACATCAGTTGCTTGGCTTAAATTTTCATGAGATGCTACTTGTTGGATGACAAATGCCTTGTTAGCAGCACTTAATGGATCAACGATTCCTGCATCTATTGGTAAAGTTACGCCGGATGTAGATACGTTGTTAATTGCATTATTACCTAAGTTTAATGCAGCTTTCATTGTTGTTATACCGTTAAGTGCTAAGAATCCCGGACCAACGAGAGCAGATAACGCAATTGGAGTACCACCGTGATCTAATCCTAATCGTTTATCGATATACGCACGAATTGCACTCTGTACCGGTACAGTATCCGATGAATTGTTCGTCATAGTCGAGTCTGTTGAAAATTCGCTAACAACAACCCCGCGTTTAAATCCTAACCCGTCTAAATTTGATAATGCTATACTTGCACTAAATGTTACAGTACCTGTTCCCTGATCAACAGTAAAGAATCGCCCGACACGGAAAATACCGTTTTGATCAGTTGACACATAAAAACAGCGTCCTACTCCGTCTTCTTTAACTTCGTACGGTTGAGTGGCTGCAATTGCAGGATTTCCGTAAATTTGATAAGGATAGTTAGTAGTTGAGTAACTTCCGGTTCCGATATCTAAAAAGTCATGACTAGTAGCGCGGCATGTACTAATACGTGTAGTAACCTGCGCAGTAACCCCGCCTTGATAGCCAAATCTCAGGGTGTAACCGATAGTTGTACTAAATGCTCTACTTATGCCAAGGGTCGAAGCTGATGAATTAGTAGTTTCTTTGGTAAATGTAGTAGTAGCTGACGCCCATGTTCCTGGGTTACCAGGGTATACTAATGTTATCGACGTAGCGGTACTAGCAAAACACACCCACGTGCCGTTATATAATGGATTAGTAGAACCTGCAGCAACTTTATAGTATGCACCGACTGTAGGCGCAGTGGTTGTACTAAATGCAAATGTTGCCAAATACGGTTCGAAATTAGTTACCGTATCGGATGCAGGACCGGCTGTAAATGTCCATCCTGTAGTTGTACCTGCAGTAGTAGTGATGCCAGTTACTCCGCCTAAAGTTGCAGTTAATGTAAAGGTAGTTGACCCGTTAGTAGTCATTATATAATACATTGTCGGGTTAGCGTAGGTCGAAATACTACCACCGCCTGTTAAATTGCCACTGATTGTCACAGTTTGGCCTACTACTAATGTAGTACTGGTTGCAGTGCATGAAAATTGACCAGCGGTTCCGGTAATAGCAACACCACTTATTACAAATGCACCTGTTTTACCTGCTTTATATATTATTTTATTAGTAAAACTGCTAGCAGTTATTGATGTACCAAACGAGAATCGAGTAACATACGATATCAGTGTGCCGGATGCAGTTGATACTGTTAGATTTGAACCTCCTAACGCAGTGCTAACTGAAATACCGTTAACTGCACTACATACCTCCGTAATGTAATAGGTTGTACCGATAGTAATTCCGCCAAATGTTGCACCGGTTGATGTAGGTAATGTAAAAATAATTTGATTACCAACAGATAATCCAGTAGTTGTGTTAATAGTTATTAAATTGTTTGTACCAGTAAGCGTTGTACTTGATTGTGAAACAGTCTGACTAACTGTCCAAGTACTACCTGCACTTGTTCCAGTCCCTGTAAGATTCGCAACAATGTACGTCCCAGCGGGTATTGTTCCACCGGTTAAATACATCCCGACTGCAACTGTTCCTGCAGATACGGTACCGACTGTTAACGTTGTTCCAGTTATGCCAGAAGTTAGCATTGTTGCAGTAGCGTTAGTAGTTGCTGAAATAGAACCAAGAACACCGGGATCAGTTGAATATAACGCAGATAATGTTGTAGTCGATTCTCCTGCACTTGCAGTAACGGTTACAGTCGGTGAAGTTGTTAATACTGCAGCCAATGACGCAGTGCGTGTACGATAGATGTCTTGAATAAGTATGTCCGGTGTTGAGGTATATCCGAACCCTGGATCTACAATAGTAATAACATCAATTGCTCCCAATGCAGTAATAGTACACGTTGCGACTGCATTGCTCGATGCGCCACCGCCTATAATTGTAATAATAGGAGCTGCAATATACCCTAAACCGGTATCAATTTTTGTTATCGATGCTAACACCGATGCAGCAGTTGCACTAACTGTAGCACCTGACGGAATCCAACATGCCGGACTTACAGTAAACTGAGTGTTACTATCAACTGATTGAATAATTGTGTATGTACCAGCTGCAAAATATGACCCGGATGTTACACTTGAAATAATCATACCAGGATTTAGACCAATAGTTGTTGCAACTGTGATTTTTGTGGTGTTTAACACCGCTACTACTTGAACTGGTTTATTATAGTTTACAAATCCGTTATTTGCAATTGTAATAAAGCTATCAACTGCCGGTAGTTGTGCATCTTTCGAATATGGAACGTCAAATGTTATAATTCTAGAAGTTGAATTACCTATTTGAGCAACTGAACTTTTAAAAGTTAATGCGTTTACCACCGTGCCGTCTGCTGAATTATTTGCAATCGGTGTTTGATCAATTACAAGATATGCATTTGCAGAAACACCAAACGAAATCGTACCACTAGGAGTGCCAACACCTACTGATGTACTAACAATTACTGTTGTATATTGTGTAACTTCGCTGTATGTTGAAGATACGACTGTTTGCGTTGTAAATCCTATTCCAGAAATAATGTCACCTGCAACTAAAAGACGCGGTGACAAGTTGCTAATTATTAGCGTACTAGTTGCACTAGTCCAACTAACATAAGTACCGGTTGCAATTGTTTTAGCAGCAACATATCGAATAACTCGGTGCGTTCTGCCATGCCACGTTCCTATATAGGTTCCTTTATTAATTTGATCGATTGTTGACTTAACCTCAACTGGTTCTACTGCAATCTTTGTATCACCGATCTTCGAACCTTGGGTTTTACTTACATCATTCGGGTCGACAGTAGAAACATGTAGCGGATCAACAAAGAATTTATAATAACTGTACGAAGTATCGATTTGTAAAACAGATGCGTTTGCAGGTAATGTTTCGCCGGTTGATAATGTTAAATTGTAAGCAATAACTCGATAAACGTCTGATAAGTTGTCAGCAAACTGTAATGCAGTAGACGGTCGAGTTGGTTTTACATTTGCAATATCAGTGAATTTAAAATTCTGCAGTGCTCTTACTGCAATGATTTGGCCATCGTATAGTGCAGTAGTTAATCCAGTTGATGATGTTCCGTTACTACCTGCAGTGCTTAAATTAAGGCGAAGCACATTTTGTCCGTTGAAGCTTATAGATGTATGCTCAATTGAGCTAACTTGGTATCGAGTATTCTCACCGCCATTAACTGAATGATCAATTTCAACTTCAGAAGTATTTGTCGGTATGTATTCGTAATTGTAAACCCATATCGACAATGCCCTAATAGCCGAAGTAGGTACCATTTCGTTGATCGTAGTACCTTGTTTGTAAACATGCATTGTTTGGACTAAATTGTGCGAAAGCTTAACTTGATCAGGTTGTTCAGTTACATCGTACCCGGATGAGCGTAAGCCAAAATGTCCATGAGAATTTGAACCGCCAACTGATCGAATTTGTCCACCATTATTAGACCAGTAATGCGTCCAACAATAATATGAGAATGTTGATACTTGTTCTGATACTGCTCCGTTTGTACAAACAATCGCATAACCTAAATCATTAATCATTGCAAAGTCATTTGCAAGCATTGATTTATTGCCGCCCATTTCGATGTTAATTGCTAACCCGCCACCGGTATTTAAGAAACTAATTACCGAATTTTGAATAGTTGTTTTCGAAGTTTGGATCGAAGACCTGTCGGCTATCAATGCAGCCGGCTGCCCAGAAATTACAGGATTTACTGTTGTTGTAGTAGTATCGTAATCACCGTCTGCAACATAATCAATCAAAATATCGCATAATCTAGCAAGTGATGTAGCATACGTACTATATGCAGTCGGTGCCAACGTCGTTATTTGTGTTTCATAGTTCCCAGTTGATTTAGTCCAACCTGTTGATCCTTGAACAATAAACGGAAGAATGTATTTTAGTCGAGTAAATGCAGCCACGTGATATGTTTCTTCGCCGACAATGTAACTTGCAGTGAGTCTGTAATATGCTTCGGCAGTGTCTTTAATCTGGCTGTTTGATGCTTGCGCAACTCCGCCGTAGAACATGTCATAAGTCATAGCATCAACAATATATCCAACGTCTCGTTGACATGTAACTGAATTGTAAAACGGAATCGATTTAATTACAAAATTTGATGCAATGTATGCAGAAATTTCATTTTGAATAAATGTTCTATTTGCCTGTATAATCGTTCTTGCTTTTGCAATGTCATCTGTATCGGATACTCCGACAGGATTAGGGAACGTTATTGCCGATAGTCCTGTTAGTCCTTGGTCGATGATATTAGCAATAATTGCCATGTTCGCAATAAGTCGAGACTGTGCGGTTGAGTTGCTAATAGTCGCTAATGCCAAGTCTTTTGCTTTATTAATGCCGGCAATAGTTAATACTTTTTGGTTTGCAGTAACAACACTGGAGTAAGACCGCAAATAAGATAATCCGGCTTTAATAGATTGGAAATTTGATCCTAATACAATGTCAAAGCCCACTGCATCTAATATTAATCCAACATCGCGTGCGCACTTTGTATCGTTGTACGATAATAACCCGGCAGTTGTGTACAAGTACGGCGTAGCAGTATCTAATGTTAATACAGCAGTTCCGCCAGTAACAGCACCTGTACCCGGATCGATAGTTTGCGACCAACTTACAACATCGTTAATTTGATAACGATATCCTTGAACGTAAAATGCACAAGGTGGTTGCGGCGGACGAACATCGAGACCGCTGTTTGCACCACCAGTTACTGTAATTGTTATGCCATAATCATTAATTGCAATGATTGTACCAAATACACGCCCGGCAAATCCGTCGGCAAATTGCCCACCTGCAAAACGTTTTTGGTTATTACTCTGTGAGAAACTTGAACAGACTTGACCGTATGGAGATTTTGTTTTAATTTGGCCAGCTGGATCGAGTACCATTGCAAATCCGCCGTGGCCTTGGAAGGTTACATCGGTTATTCGAGTTGCATCGTTACACAAAAATACGTCGATGTCTTTGTTGTTTTTAGGTGTACTAGTTACGTCTAAAGGATTAGTTAAATAATGTCGACCGTAGTTCGTTGTAGTATACAAAAACCACGATCCTGACGAGTAAGTTGTACTAGTGAATGGGTATATTATTGAACAATTTAAAATATTACCACTTACTGAATTAACAATAGCTTTTCCTCGTTTTGCATTACCAAAAGTTAGATAGTTATCAACTAACACTTTGCCTATCCAGCTCGACGGTGCCTGCCCCGAGTCTAACGTAATTGCAACATCCCCACTACTTGCAGCACCTAAACTAATACCAACTGAAGTTGCATAATTTGTACCTGTATAATTAATTAACCCTATCTCTAACGCATCAATGATAGCATCACGATAAAAGAATAGCGTAACCCACGGGCTTTGGCTTATCCTATCACGAGGACGAATAATTGCTCTACGGAAATCGTCTCCTTTTATCGAACAGTTTGCCGGTAATCGAATAGGCAAATCTTCGTAGTAAATACCACTTTCTACAAAAATTGTAATGTTTAAATCTTTAACAGTTTCGCCGAATTCAATTTGTTCGCCGACCGCAAAGAATCCAGGTTTAGATGATCGAACTTGTATAGTGTCGACCCCTGCACCGCTACCTCGCAAATATTTTACGATAGTTGCATACGCAGCAGACGAAACACCTACTAAAACTTTTGCAGGAATAATATCGTTATTCGTTTCCGAACCTTGATCAACTGCAATGCCACCGTTCGAAATAGCAATGTTCCATATACCGCTCCCGTAGGATACTGCAGGTGCACTACCGTACCCTTGTGCAATAATACTCAATAACGTATTCATGTTGTTAGTGAATTCGGAAATTGCACTTGCGCTTGCAACAGGTGTTAATGTACCGCCAGTGACATTTATTAACGCACTAGGTAATGTTAGTAGTGTGTATTGTGCAGACAATGTTGTTTGCTGTAAAATTGCAGTTTGATATCTAGTTCGAGTGCTAAGGTTTAGTACCTGGATGCTTAGTTCTTTTGCAAAGTTAATACCATCAACTGTTTCGCTATATTGCGATCCTATAGCAACAGATTTAGCACTGGCATTTTTAAAATAGCTTTTGCCCGCATTAACTGTTTGGTAGTTTGCCATTAATGAGTTAGTCGGATTTACATCAGTATAGCTTGTAAGTAGATCAATTGACATCGCATCAATAATTAACCCAACATCTCGTTTACATATCGACTCGTCGTAATTAAACCCACCTTTAAATGTTGTATTAATAAATGTAATTGTATCTGCAGCAATTTTATTTTTATTAGTAACAATAATATTGCGTGCTGCTATATCGTCACTGTCGTAACCGATTGTAGTCGGATATATTAATGCAGTAACCGGGTCATCAGTTGGTTCGCCATTTTCGACAATATCTTTAATTAAATTAAATAAAGTGTCAAGGGTAGCAGTAGCAGCAGTGCCGTCTGCCCACAACGAGTTTCGTGTCTGGGAAGCTGACGAATAGACCGGAGTAACTACTTGATTACGGGCAACATCCTGTGCAACAGATTGCGCATGACCAATTGCGTCGATTGTTGCTGCTAGTTCATTTGAACTAATATTTAGAATTAATTGATTATCACTGGCGCTGCGATAAGCGTTAGCAACATCAAAACTTGCAGCATTTCCGCCGTAGGTTAAATCATAGCAAACACCTGCTAATATATATTTTATATCTCGTTTGCAACTATTTGCATTATATACTAATCCCGGATAGGTTGAAATGTTTGCAGCAATATATGCAACTGATTCTTCGGCAATAAATTCTAAGTTAGCTAATATTGCCTCTCTTGCATGAGTTATACCAGGTGCAGTTCCTGCTTTGCTGACATAAGTCGGTAAGCCAATCGTGCCGAAACCTAGTTCTAGCGAATCAATAATAATTCCAAATAAATCAGTAATAGTACCAGTGATAACACTATTATTAATTACAGGAAAGTAGTAATTAATATATGATGGCAGGGTTGCAATTAAATCAGTTGTGTCAGCAACAATTGCGTCTTTAACATTCCTTAATGTCAGTACACCACCTGTGTAATCAGGTAATACAACTGTCGGCGATGTATTATTTTCAATAATGTCAGCAATAGTTGCTAAATTTGTCGAAATTGATAGCGATACAGTTGATCCTCCGGTTAACGTGTCGTTTCTGTATTGGTTAATAGTCTGTTGGTATATTGTAGGAATTGATCCGTTAACAATGACAGCCTGAACTAACGTATTAATACGGGCAATTGCAGCAAGGGTTGCACTAAGTTCAAAATCTGCAATCTGCAATGTTGAAAAAATCCAATATCGACGACCTGCATACACACTTTGGCTGTTTCCGCTGTACATAAAATCGTAAATAAGTCCTCGGATTATAAATTCTATATCACGTTTGCAGGTGCTTTTATTAAATGACACGTCTGGAAAGGATGCAGTTAAATATGAAATAATTTCAGCTTGAATAAATTTAACATTTTCTAATAATAATATCTTAGCATTTTCTTTTCCAATCGGAGTGCTTGCTAGATTTGGAAAGGCCACTGTTGGCATTTTATTATATAACACTATATTTGTTATTGTAGTTGCTAGTGTTTTAATAAAAGATACTGCAGTTGGTGTTATTTTAACTTGTGAAATTTCTAAAATCGTGTTTAATAAATTATACCGGTCAACTGTACCGTTGACAGTAGATGCACCGATTACATTACTTGCAAATGATACCGATGCAGTCGTTGATGCAGTTACAATTTTAACACCGTTTAACGATGACGGTGTCATTCCTGCAACTAGAATTGAGCTACCTACAGGGTATGCATTAGTTAATGCAGACGATAACACTAACGTCATTATGCTGCCGCTGCCGTGTCCTTCACTGACCGCATACGGGTTAAGGCTTAGCAAATCGGCAATTTGCTCATTACTTAAATCAGTTTGTGCAGATGAAAATGCAAGTGCAACCTGCATTGATTGATAATTTGTTTGAAAAACTAGATCGTAGCAAATTGCATCAATGACATCTTGAATGTAAGTGTCTAAGTAGGCAGTGCTATACGAAAAATTAATAATCTGATCTCTTGCAAATTTTATCGCATCAACTGTTTGAATTAATTGATCACTTAGCACCTTTGAAGAAATCGAATTAAAATAGCCGTTTGCTGCGCGTTTAGTATTATAGGTAGTATTCAGTACTAAATCGTAGCCAATTCCGTCTAAGATTAACTTTACGTCTCGTGAACATTTTCCTGCATCATACGAAAACGAGTTCACATATTTCTTATTGATATATGCAATCGTTTCTGATTGGATAAATGCACGGTTTGCTTGTAACAAATCGTATGCTGCAACGTGGCCGACTTTTCCGGTATTTCCGTTTATTAAGGTAACTGATTGAATAGTTGAATATACTTGATCAACGCCGCTAGTATATGTAATGCGCTGACGATATGGCCCGGGTTCTTGGCTTGCTAACGTAATTAAGCTTTCAGCTTGCTGTGCTGCCTGTGAAATTGTTTTATATGCATATTGCCAAAATCTTCCTTCTTTACCGACAGGTGTTTTAGTTTGAAGATTGTCACCGCTAGTAGCCGAAACATATAAATTAACATTACTTGAAAACGTACTATTATCAACGTAAAATTTAGTAGCAGCTTGCAAATCAGCAACACCATTTGGTGTACCTGCACCAGTCATCGGAATTGGGTGATCGTTTAATAATAATTCACCTGTCATCGAATCACCTGTGCGTAATACTACATTCTTACGAGGAACTGCTTCGTTTGACAAATAGTTACCGGTTAATGTTGCATCGTAACCTACTACACCCGACTGAGCAGAGTATGGCTCATCACGTAGCCGTAACGGTCCAGGAACTACTAGACCGTTAATTTCAGTACCTACAATTCTATCAGTAGTTAATCGAACATAATTAGCGTTTGCATATCCTACATTAAGAGCTAACTCGTTAATTGTAGTAGTATACCCTTTACTTTGCCACAGGCTATTAAATGCATCAACTAACGCTTGACTTGGGTTAGGTACTCGTCCGATGGCTAAATTATTTGCATTAAATGCTGCACCAATTTGCGGAAATAAATCACCTGCTAAATTTGCAACATCTGCATTAATTGTAAGTTTTAACGGGTCTGAAAGATCAACTGTTATACCACTGCCACCGATAATATCTCTTGCTGATAATGTGTCACCTTCCGGCGTTGCCATGATAATTTGATTTTGATCATACGTGCTGCCGTCATCAAGGTTTTCAAATTTAATTGTACCGCTTGCACCAACTACTGCGTATAATTGATCAAAATTTTCATTAACTTTGCGAAATGATTCTCGAATACTATCACCGGTTCCGTCGTTACCTTGTACGCCGATGTCGATTATTTGTTTTGCCATATTGAATTTTCCTCATTGGAGTTGTCTATATGGTATTTATCAAACAGTTTTTGTAACCTTAATGTAAATAATATAATGTTTATAAAATCAGAATATGTCTTAACTTCATTTATTCGGCAAAGTAAATTAAAACAAGAGCATTCGTATGTTCGAAAAAAAGAAGTTATTACATTTAAATGCGACAGTTGCGGTGAGCTGTTTGTTAGAGAAAGAGGAAAAATGGATCCTAAGCGATTAAGTAACAATTATTACCATGTTTGCAGTAACTGTGATGCTAAGAAATTCGCTCAGGAAAAAGGAGTTGAAATTCGTAAAGTTTGGGATATGCCAGTCAGTAGTCTTAAGACACTAGATCAGTTTTAGCCTGTTCGTATAGTGCAAAACTTGCTAAGTTCTTGCCTTTGCTTTCACACATGATATCAAATTTGTCCCAAAATGTTAATGCCCATGCATTAACAGCAGTGTTCCAATAAAAATCACTGTGCGCTCTAAGTTTGCCTTTTTTGTAGCCGGCTTCTAGGAGTACATCAAGAACTGGTGCGGTATGAATGTCATGATTGGGTAAAACATCTTCACGAGAAACAGAATAATGAAGAGTAGGCCTAACGCCGCGCCAACTGTCAATAACTTGATTGACTCTGCTGTCATCGGGTTTGATATACTCTCCAGATTTGATAAAATGATGGTGAATATCAAGAACGACGGGAACCCTGTCGCAAATAGTAAGGCAGTCATTAAGTCCATGTGTAATTTCCTCGTTTTCTATAGTAATACAGTTGCGTGCCTCAGGACTAAGGCGGTCGTATGCTTTTAAGAATCCTGCAGGGCCAAGTCTGCCTGCAATGTGTACGTTAATTTTCATATCTTGAAACTGTTTGCCGTAACCCATCCAGCGAGCCATGTCTGCATGATATTCAAATTCTTCAATGCTGCGTTCGACTACCTCCGGACGATCGCTTGCCAAGACGCAAAACTGTCCAGGATGAAAACTAAGCCTAACGTTACGATCACGGGCAACATCCCCAATTTGAACAAAATGTTTTTCTGCGTAGTCTCTAACATCCGGTCTGCGATAAAATTCAGAAAACAAAGTGTGAGTATATACAGGCAACACATCACTGCCAATACGTACCATTCTGAGTTGCTCATTAAGTGTTCCTACCTTTTCAACCAAGTTGTAAACGGAATTAATATTGGCAATCATTAACTCCCATAATTTTTGTTCTGCTACTTCACGTGATTGACGATTAAGCCAGGCAACGGTAGTAGTGCCAACATTATATTTTTTGCAAGCATCGGTAGATTTAATACCGTTTACTTGATTAGGATTGTCAATCCACTTACACGCAAAACCAATTTTGTTTGTCATAGTGATGTTAATATACTCCAGGTATGTTGCCAGTTTTTAACATTATAGCATTGACCGCATGCATCGTCAATGATTCGTTTTGCCAATGTGTAATCGTTCCCGCACGGGTCAATCCTATCCCCAAAGAACGTAATTTCTTGATCTACTAAAAAATTTAATATTTGAGATTTATCAAACCCTTTTTGAAAAATATCAATGCTAATCTGCCCTCCTATTACTGCATGCAGATTTGGCCAGTTAGCATTAATTTCTTTAGTAAGGTAGTGTCGCTGCTGAGATATAATATCCCATCCTGCATATTTAATACGCTGTTCTCTAGTTGCATGTTGTCCGACATATGAAAAATTTAGCATACCTGGTCTGTCTTCAAAATGATTTCCAAATTTAGGATATTTAGTTTCATCTAATTTAGCATTTAAAAAAATATGTAAATCTTCCGGGCTAGTCCAATCACTCCTATATAATAATTTTCCGTGCGTGTAAATTTCGTTCCCGGCAGAGTTAAAAGAGTAGCTAACATTGTTAACAATGTCTTCTCCGAGCTGCTCTATTGTTTTTGAAATATCACTACCGGTAACTAGCATAACTCTGTGAGTGGTCATAAATGATTTAAACCAGTGCTTAAACTCAACGTCCATTGCTAATCTTGACAGGGTCAACGTTCCGTCAACATCAAAAAGATATATCATCTATAGTAAACGCTTCTTGATTTAGGAGTTTCCCACCAATCAATGTGATGAACCTTAACGCCAAGATGTTGCATTTTTTCTTCAACTAAATCAGCCATCCATTTGCTAAGATTCTCGCTAGTAGGTACAAAATTAACAATGAAAAATCCTTCATAGTACTCGCACTCGGATTCAGCTGAATCTTGATATTCTGCAGGATCTATGTACCAACCTGCTACATAATCTGTATCAGGTACGCATACACTGACTAACTCTTTTTCACCGATCATTTTATCGTAAAGCGGGTCATTTTTATCAATAATAAATTGATGATCGATATATGTATTAATCCATTTCTTAAGCCATTCTAAATGTCTAAAATCAGTTATCATGCCGGTTGCATCGAGTTTATCTGCGGTTAAAAACACTTGCATTTTACCTTCATGCCCGTGCAAATGTCGACAAGCACATTTTAAATCCGCAGCATATTTTCCATTAAGTGTTTGTGTGTGAACTCTGTGGCCGTAACAAAATTCAAAAGTCTTATCAATAATCCAAGCCATACTAATCCTTATTAGTTAAAAGTTATATTATATAGTCATTATGATGAGAAGTCAATCAGTTTTAGAAGATCGACAGGTGGCAATGCTAGGGCAATTATCGCATACTTCGCCAGTAACTGGTTGTTTACAGTGCAATATTACTTTTACATCTGCAAGTTCATCTACAACATCTGATAAAATCGTAAATTCATCTTTAGTACGATTAATAAGAGTTGTTAGTGACTGCATAGTCCAATACCACCAGTTAACTGAAACAATAAGAAGAATCGAAATAAAAACCCACCACAAACTTTGTTGGCGGGTATTAGTAATCCAATCCCATGAGAATATTAAGATAACTATACTAATAAAAACGACACTACTAGCTAACAGCCAATACCGTCGTTGATTGTTAATTTCATTAAGGTCGGCATCATTCTGAGAAAGCAACTTAGCCAGTCGTTCCTTCATCGCCCGATTGCACCGAACGGTTCCCATTCACCGGGTTGACCGTCAACTAAACAAATCCAACCTACATATCCGGTAATTGTTGGATTTTGATTCCAACAGATATCACCTTTGTAAAACACACCCTCATTCGGTGGCATTATACCTGTGACAAACTTTTTATTATTAAAACTAACGTTACCGTTTACTGATAAACTAACAGTTGGATCTGGATTATTAACACCGACAGATAATGATCCAAATACTTTAACTGGACGTCTAGGTAAATTAATGTTTCCTATTATAGTTTCGCTGCTATCTGCAAAAAGTATATTTTGGTTTGCAATATTCAATGCAAGGTACGAGCTTGCAGTAACTTCCGGACCAGTTATAGTTAATGAATGCGTGCCTAATGTCGATTTAAGATTATCTGTAGATAAATCTGCGATTGCTGCTTCTCCTGCGACAACTAGCGAAGTAAGTTGACCAACAGATGTAAGATTTGAGCTTCGAATACAGTCGCCGAGTTTTGAATCATAAATTACAGGATTACCGTTAATGTAATATGCTTGCTCTGCACCGATTTCGATTGATACTTGAGTTTTTAACCTATCTGGATTGTTAACAAGGACAAACGACCGTTGGCAATCAGAATCAAGCCATACTAACCCTTTATTGTATATCGGATCATGCTGTGACCCTTTAAATTCTAAAGAACTGGTACGTTCAATTCTTGTATCTGCTTCGATATTTGATGCATAAATCGATCCAAACACTCGCAATACACCTGATTTACTTATTTCGTCGCTAATATGGACTTCACCGTTGTGTTTAACAGTAATGCGAGGAATGTTGTCACTAGTGATTGCAAAATCATGGTTTGAATATGTACCTACTGTTGCTAACCCAACTTTCGGACTACCTAGTGCAATTTCGACATCGTTATCGATAATACTAATTGATGCATTTGGATCTTCAGTTCCTAAACCTAATCGATTATAACTTGTATTAAAGAATGCAAATTCACCAATATTAGCGTCACCGGTTACTGTTAATGAGTTTAATGGTCCTACTTTTCTAAGATTACTGTTTGTAATAGTAGTACCCAGGCTGTTAACTGTTAGAACAGGAATGTTATCAATTTTATATGCTGCTTCTGCAATAAGATCAAAATCACCGTTAGTCCATAGTCTATTTCCATTGCGATATATTAATTGAATATTACCGTTGCCCCACGCCCATGAAAATCCTTTTCCTACGAGTTCTTCTTCTGAGTTAGTAACCCAATTTCCTAACTCGGCTGCGACACCGTGTTTAGTAATTAGATTATCAACTTGAATAGTTTGTGCAATAATTGTGCTTGATACTGTTAGATCACCGTTGAGGTTAATACTTCCGTTAATGTCTAATGTATTTGGTAATGCTACTGGTCCTTCCAACGTCGAAAGAATCAGTTTATCGATAACAACTTTATCGTTTTGAATGTTGAATATTTGAGTCATAATTTGGTCTCTTTTCTATATTTATCCAAGAAACCTAATTGATTTCAAACTACGATGCGGCTTTAAGCAGAATTGTTTCTTCGTTTATTCGACCGTTTAATTTAGTGTCAGTTGCAGTAATATCATCTAGGAATCTGCGTAGTGCAACTTTACTTGCTGATTTAAATTCTTTGAGTTTTTCATCCGGTTTGCGTATTGTTTTTTGAATACTTTTATGTTCGTCAAAACCTACAATACTTGATCCTTTTACAGTTAGCGGACCTGTCATTTCGTCTGCAACGTATTTGCCAAGTTTTCTATTCTTAGTGTTGTACACCCATAGTTCTTTAGCACTAACAATCTCAGTAGGATTAATAGAAACAAGTTTTAACGGTTCAAATGTTTTTAAGAATTTTAGTTTTAAAACAAGTTTATCTTTAGGCACTGCTTTAACTGTTCTTGGCTTTTTATTAATTTTAGCTTCTTCTGCAAGCATTACACATGCAGATTCGACTTCTTTATAAAATGTAATTAAAGAACGAATTTGTTTTTTACTGCGATGTGAATATGCTTCTTGCAACTGCTCGTACACATCGTGCAATTCTGCATCTGCGGGTTTACCAGCGGCAAGTTCTTCTAACTCAGCAAGCGCAGGCGCGTACATATCTTTTATAACACGGGCATGTGCAGCTTTTGCTTCTTTTCCTTTGAGTAAATTTAAAATTTTAATTGCTTTTGGATCAAACGCATCTGCATCTGTAATCCAACTCTCGACCGCCTCTTCGATATCTGCAGTCATGTTAACGGCTGCATCTTTAACCCGTGTTTGGATGCTGATCACAGGAGCCGGCTTTTTAACTTCGTCATCCTCTGGGTCAATGTCGTTAAGACCAGCGTCGATGGTTGCAGCAACTGCTGTTCTTAACCATACCGTAGCATCTCTTCTACCGTTAAATTCAGGGTGAGCTGGTGGCATACCACGAAGTAAACAACTAGCAATAGAACCCATAGTAGTACTTGTTCTCCAATCTTTAGTAGCTTTGTAATCGGAGATTTCTTTAGTTGTGAAGTCATTTTGCATCATCCATTTAAGTACTGCAGGTTTTAAATCTTTACTACTAAATTGTAAATTATAATAATGCATAGCGTTGTGCCATTTTCTACTATAATCTTTAGTCGATAATTCTTCCCAGCCGTCCCAAGTTGGACTTGTGTCTTTCTTCGCATTTTCTCGTATTGTAACTGAAGAAATTTTAGGTTTTGCTTTTTTTGGTTTTGCGGTTGAGCCTGCTACTTTTATTGTTGCCATATAAATTCTCAGTAATGTAAAAATTGTTGTTATTATATAATAAAAAACGGGTGTTGTCAACTATTTAATTCTTGCCATATATTATTAATTATTTCATAAGTCGGAGCTAGCTGGTCATTCTACTTATCTGTCAAATACTATTTTACTAAATATCTTGATGTATACTCAAGGAACAATTCAAAATTTTTGGAATACTCAGCATACTACACTTGCATATATTCCGACAGAGTTTAAAAATCAAAATGATGTTAACATGTGGTTAACTAGCGGATTTAATCAAGAAAATTTAATATTTGATCTATATGACATGAGTAATCCTACACCTAAATGGGCCGAATCGTTTTTTCGTTCCTTTAATGGAAATCATATAACACTAAGTTTTATGAGAATGAAAACAAATACAGCTCTTCCGTATCACGCTGACTTGTTTAAAAAATATATTCAGATTAATAAAATATTAGATCCTTCTAAAATTTCAAGAGCTGTTGTGTTTTTAGAAGATTGGCAACCTGGCCATATTTTAGAAATTAATGGGAAATCTATATCGCAGTGGCACGCAGGTGATTATGTGTTATGGAACTATGATACTCCGCACATGGCTGCAAATTTAGGATTAGTCCCGCGCTATACTGCACAGATTACGTTCACGAATGTTTGATACTATAGACAAATTTGAAAAGATAATTGCAGAATTTTACGGAGCACCGTATGCAGTTAGCACAGATTGTTGTACGCACGCAATTGAATTGTGTTTACGGCTAACTGCTGCAAATAATGTAACGTGTCCTAACCATACCTATATTTCAATTCCGCATACATTTAACAAGTTAAATTTATCATGGTCATTTAGCAATGATAGGTGGAAGGATTATTATTTTATAGGAAACACACATATAGTCGATGCTGCTGTATTGTGGAAAGAAAATTCGTATATTCCTGCTACATTTATGTGTTTAAGTTTTCAATTTAAAAAGCACTTATCATTAGGTCGAGGCGGAATGATACTATTAGACAACAAAATAGCATATGAAAAATTAATAAGAATGAGTTACGATGGTCGAAGTCGAAATTTATCATGGGCAGAACAAGACATTAGTACAGTCGGGTATCATTACTATATGACACCAGAAACTGCGCAACTTGGTATTTCTAAATTAAATTTAGCAAAAGAAAAAATACCAAAACTGTGGTCGTCAAGTGACTACCCGAATTTATCAAATATGCAAATTTTTAAGGAAAATAATAATGGACGGATATCTTTTAATTGAATCTATTGATCAGGTGCGAACTGAAAAAACATTTGTCCGCAATGATTATCGAAGTACGATGTCGCAATATACAGAGACGCGTCTTTTTTTGAGAATGAAATATAAGATGCAGCCTACCGAGGCACTTGTACTAGTAGTAATGTACACAGACATGTCTGAAATTAATAAAATTGTTGATTACATTAACGAGTGCCGCTTTTCAAAATTATATTTCTTTGTCGAAGATGTGTTTAGACTTTCGTTGCCGAACAAACCTGCTGATTGTATAGATAGGTCACTAATTAATCGATACCCGACAGAAGTTATCGCAGGAGAGTTAGAAATTATTTCTCAAATTTTAAATCAAACAGCAGTTGAATATGAAATTTATCATAATGAGTACAATTCGAGTTTTTTTGAAAAAAAATATAATCTAACAATTAATTATTTTGATATATTTTCTGCATCTATACCTGTAAATAAATGGATGGCGTATCAATTTACTTCGGTATTTGATTTTAAGATATCTTGTTTTAATCTAAGAAAAGATATTATTAGATTCTATATAGTTGCGTTGTTATATGGATCACCGTGTGTTATTTTAACCTTAGGTAATCATTTTACAGTCGGCGAAGTTATTGATAATCAGCAACTGCCAGTTAACAAGTTTAGACCTGACATTACGAAAAAAATATTAGAAACTACTGAATTTTTTAACAACAATAATGTTAAGTTAGAGTGGGATATTGCGTTTGATCAAAAAATTGATATTAAATATTTTGAATATAGCGATGTAATGCCTGCAGTCGTTAACAGCTTCTTAAGTCTAGTAACAGAAACAAGTTATTATTATCCAATGCCAAATATTGGAGAAAAAACACTAAAACCAATTGTTGCACACCGACCATTTATTATGATTGCACCTGCAGGGACTATTGCATTACTTAAAAATCTTAAATTTAAAACTTTTGATCAATGGTGGGACGAAAGTTACGATTTGATAATTGATAATCATAAACGTCTAGAAGCAATTTATGATATAGTTGAAACAATTCTAAAAAAAGATAATCAAGAGTTAGTACAGATGCTAAACGAAATGCAACCTGTACTAGAGCACAATTACAAAAATCTCCGACATCTTCGAACTAATATGTATTCTATTAATCATCTCGAATAATATCAGATTCGCTGCATGCAGTCCCGTGTTGTATTTCTATAATTTTGCATGGAGTGTTATACGGATTTGCTAACTTGTGCCAAGTGTTATTAGGAATGCAAAAGTTAGAATGTGCAGATAGTCGTTTTGAAGAATTATCTTCAAATTCAATCATACATTCTCCTTCACTAACGTGCCAGTATTCGGATCGATACTCGTGTTTTTGCATACTAAGACTTTTTCCAGGTAGAATAGTTAGTTCTTTTACTTTAGTACCTACAACTTCGTGTAGAACTCTATAATGTCCCCACGGTCGATCGGTTTTAGGTGCTTTCCATTCATCTAATAACCGACTACTTGAATTTTGTTTAGTGCTACCTCCTACACCAAATACAAAGTCTACTCCTGCGATAGCCATTTCTGGAATGTTATCAGAAGTTCTATCGCCCCCGTTTGCAAAGATAATACGATCATTTGGATATAACATTTGAACTTGTTTAATTGCATCGACTGCATGATCGCTGTCATCATAAAATTGAATACAATGGTCTACAGATTTAAGATGTGAAATAATATGCAATCTCTCACCGATTAACATAAATGTCCTACCTTTTTTTCGAATCAACCAATCGTCACTGTTCACGCCAACAACTAATCGATCCCCTAATTGTTTAGCTGCTTTAAAATATTCAATATGTCCACTGTGTAAAGGATCAAACCCTCCGGTAACTAACACTACTCTCATTTAATGTAATCTCTCTATTAGTTAATTATTCTAGTATTGCCGTAGTGTATTACTGTTGATCCCGGAACACACGTAATTGTTCGCCACGGGTCTAGAATAACACTTCCCGGTTCAATATAAAAGTAAAACTGATCTGGTTTTATTTCGACCCCTGTGCCAAAATATGAAATTACTGGATTGTGTGCCATTAATATTACGGCCCTGCCACCTGCAATATCACCAGTCAACGGGTCGGCATACGACACTCTTATACCTTCTGCTTCTATAAAATGCCCTACTAATTCGCTGTAGCTGCCGATAGTGTATTCAACATACGGTTTGTAAGCTCGGCCGTGAATAATTACAGGTAAGTTATATTGTTTAGATAGATCTACAAGTTTAAGTGCCATATGTTTAGCCTGTTGATCTCTACTCTGCATTATTGTTTGAAATAAGTCGTATCCTAATTCAAGTTTTTCAGCTAAAAACCTTAATGCAATGTTATCTCTCGGGTGGCATGCTCCTGCATCACCTAGACCTGCAGTTAGGTATCGCGGACCGGTGATTCGTTGCGTAGCGTTTTTAAGGGCGTCGGTAACCACATCAACATTAATATTTCCATTTTTTTCTGCAACATCTTGAATCATATTTACTAATCCAATTTTTGCAGAAATAAAGGTGTTATAAAAAACTTTAATTGCTTCAGCTTCGTCCCAAGTTCCGATATTTATCGTTGGATCGTTTTGCATTAGCGGTTTATAAAAATCAACTAATAATTTTGCATCACCTGTGCAAGATCCATCTTCTGTTCCGATAATTATACACTCTGGATTAATCATATCCCACTTGACACTGCCCATTGCAATTAGATAAGGGTTGTATACAAAGCGAGAATTAGTAATTAACGGTTTTAAATGCGCTCTGACTGTTCCGGGTAATACAGTTGAGATTAATACTACTAGTTGATCCGGTGTAACATACTGATTAATCTCGTTAAGAACTTGTTGAACAATACTATAGTCAAAATCTTTTGCCGGTAAATTCGAAATAGGACTACTACCACCGTATCTCGGATCGTGTGGCGTCGGTACTGCAACAAATATTATATCTCTGTCTAATACTGCTGCGCTAATAGAATCCATTATTAGAATACGAGCAGCAGGATCTTTAACTATATCATACCCTACCACATCGTATTTTTCTGCCATTACTTCTGCACACGGCAATCCCAATTTTCCGCATCCTATCATTAAAATTTTCATAAATATCCTATTATTTGTTTTGTGTTTATATTATTGTGTATAACAGACATTGTTTAAAACATTTTAAGGTTAGGCACTAACCATTCGAGGGTTAATCGACTATGGTCAGCTGAAACATAATGAAAATTAGGCAAGGGTTTAATGTGGTTGTGTTGTAACCACTGATACCCGTTGTCAGGTATCCAATTAACTTTTTTAGCTAGCCATTGATACGGCTCGATAAATAAATCCTGCATTGGCACAAACCAAGACCAAAAAATACATGGCACGTTAAAACTGTCACACAGGTATTGAAGTGTAATTATATCTTGCATAACTTTATAATTTATCCATTTACTCATTGCAACTTGTGGTACCCACACATTGTCGATTTTTGTTGTTTCATTTATAAACGATGCAAAATTATCTTGGTTATTTACTATGTTCCATGTATAACATCCGATATCATTAATTCGATGGCCGTCACACAGCGAAACATCGTTGTTTTGTGACTTGTTTTCAAAGGCAGAAAAACCAGTTACAACTCTTGAAGGTTCTGTCAATTGGATAACAACCACATCGACATTATTATTACTAAGTGCGTAGTGTAGTTTTTCAATATAAAAACTATTGCCTGCTCCGCAACTTGATGCCCTAATTAGGTCCATATCCCAGGCTGTTGCTAAAAAATAAGGCCAGCTTTCGCCGTAACTAGTCGATGAATGGCTATCGCCCATTGCCAATATTGTTTTTTTAGTAGATATATGCATGTTATATTTTTCCTTTTCCTTTTAATTGCGATAATAAGAAATTATCAACGTAATATTCATGCGAGTCAACTGAAGGATGGACGTGATCATCATAAAAAGTTAAATCTTGATCTTTACAGTATTCGTATAACCCACTACTTTCTTTCCAAAATACCCAATCTTTAAAATTTATCATGTCATATAAATATTTAACATTTCTGTAAATATCGTAAGTCATAGGTTCATGATGCACCCATCGGTTAAGGATATCTAAACATGCTGGATAGTGCATTATGTCCATATATGTTTGGTTTATCAATTTAATGCCCATGCTTGCACAGTACCATTGTAACCGTAACATATTTTCGTACGACTGGATAGCAAGGTTTTCATTACAATAGAACTTAGATATTAAATGTCTATTAAATCTTGAAATATGTTGATTTGTAAAACTGTCGTGCATCGAGCCACTAAGATATCCGTCTTTCGGGTACATACTGCAGCTTTCGTTTTCTTTAGTATCGATAAAATTTACAGGATTTGATACCCATTCTTCTGGATTGTGTAATGTTGCAAAGTCAGGCAACTCGGGTGAAATAAATAAATCTTTTCTGTCTATTCCGGACCACATCACTGCAACTAAAATATTTTTTGGATCTACGCCGTTGTCGATTAATGTTTGTGTTTGAAAGATCGCAGTTTTTGCAATCCATGAATTTCCGCAAGATCCTTGACCCCGATTGTATAAACCTGCATTCAATCTTTCTGCGAGAAAATGCGGCCACCGTTTTTCGTAGTTATCTGAAAAACTACAGCCCGATGTAACTAAGTGTGTAATCATTTTAATCCTCTAATAAATCGTGTAATTTGTTCGATAATAAATCAATCGACATGCGTTGGCGTTCAATAAACAAGTCATGATTGTATTTTAATATTGGCCATATTTGCTTCAATACTTCTTCTAAATCGTCTCTTGAAATAAATTCTACAATAGCAGCGGTTGCTTTTTGCAGACGTATATTTTTATCAGGTTCTAAATCATAACTTTCGTCAATTACTTCAGAAAATGTTTTGAAACCTAATGTTCTAAACGTTTCTAATCCAAGATGGGATCCGATAAGCACAAACGGCTGAAAAAATATTATTGGTTTAAAAATTTTTTCACTGTAAAACCCTTTAATATCAACAAATGTTTCTGCTACAACATGTAGATAACTGCTATAAAATTTTTCAGAATTCGCATCTTCAGTTGGATTTGGAATTTGGCTGCTTTCCCAATCAACCGGGTCAATTTCAACTGGTAAATGATATGGAATTTCATTTTCAATATTAAGATGGACCCATTCTTGATAAATTTCAGGATAATAACATTCAAATGCAGTTTTTTGCGTATTGTAATATCTAAATATCGGTGCATTGTCGTCTGCTGAAGATCCTGTTTTTGAGAGACTTAATAATCCTTGATCTCGGTACGGAAATAATTTAGTAAATATTGCAAATCTGTGAGCATGCGATCGTCTATTTAAACAAATAAACTTAAATTTACGAGGCCCATTTTCAAAGATTGCAGCATACCCTTTTTTCCGGTCATCGTCAATGTTGCGCCATCTTGTATGCATTTCCCAAATATTATAATATAGTATTGCATAGTTCGGAGAAGGAGTCATATTGCCGCACATTACTACAAAATTTGCATACGATAAGTCGTATCGGACCTTTAACGGTTCGACAATGTCGTCGTACCATTCTAACTGCCATCCTTCCCACGGACTAGCTATTAGTATTTTACACATGCCGTTTTTGATTGATTGTATTATGCTAGCAGGAATACCTAATACATCAACATATTCTCTCAATTGCGCAAAATCATACATTATCGGATAATAAAATTTAACGTCTTTTGGAATTGTAGTGTGTGTGTTAAATATTCTTTCATAGTCGTTATCGACTCCTAAAAAAGCACCGGGCGAAAGAGAATTAATAATTCCGTGCTTGCAAATAACAGATCGCGGAGTTGCGTTTTGAAACGGAGATCTATTTAAAATATAAAAGTTCTTGCCGTTGTTTTCAAAAAATAAGTTAATTTTGGATGTCATTTAGTTTTCCTATTAAAAATTTCGAAATTAGTAAGTGGCCGACTGCATTAGGGTGACCGCATTTAAATACGTCATTGCTTGCAATAGTGTGAACTGAATTAGAAATATAATTATTATCTAGCAATCTTCTCCACTCTTCTTCATACTTTTTAACAATGCCAATATGCCAATAGTCTGGATCTATAAACGGCATATATTTGTTACCTACAACCGGTAGCATATGAAATAATAAATAATTTTTAGTCTTTGCTCCTATTAATGATTTAATTGCGTATACCTGATGCATTGTTTCTAAAAAAATACTGTCGTCGGTTTGTAATGTCATTATACGTTTTAATGAGTTATCAATAGTAGAATCATGAAATTCAGGAAAGTGATGCGCAGTAATGTGAAAATATCTCATAAATCGATTATCATAGAATTCTTTTCGTATCGCTTCCGTCAACCCTATTAAAATTAAATCACCGTCGCAGTAAGATGCATTCATTCGCTCGTGTGCTTCTGTTACAGTATCAGGTGATTCGATATTTAATAAGTAATTGCAAACTAACCTAAATATAGTAGCGTTGCTGCATCCTGGAATTGCTAAGTTTTTAACAGGAACGTTAAACTGTTTTCCTAGCAATGCAGGCCATGCAAGGTTACTAGGGAAATTATAATCAATGTGGTTTTCTAATTTTTTTATATTATCGGATAACCCTTGGCCAAATGTATTTGAATCACCGAATACTACAATTCGTTTTATGTCATGCATGGGTTGCTAACCTTTTACAATAATTTTTAAATTCGATTAACTCAGGGAATGTTTGATTAAAATTTGTGTTTTTTCGAATGTCATACTCAGTGACAAACTTATAAAAATCTATACAATTTTGATCCCACGTGGCTTGATCAGGTTCTTCTTCTAGTAAATTACAGATTAAATCTATTCTATGGATGTCACTTTCGTACAGCATTGCATAATGGCCAGTTTGTAAAAAATTACTATCTTTATATTTTTCTACTAATTTTTTTAATTTTAAAATAGTATTAGATTTTAACTCAGTAGGCGCTAAATTTAAATGTAAGTATGGTGGCCATCTTAAATAGTTAATGCTAAGAATGATTGTATTTTCAGAATATGATTTATAGTATTTTTTTCTTAGATTTAAAATTTCTTCTAAGAACTCATCTAATGTACTTAACGAACAAATATTTACAGTTGACATTATTCCAACAAATGCATTGCTTGGAAGATTTTCAATTAAATTTTCTAAATTATTATGCCATTCTTGATAATTTAATCCATACCGAATATATTCTGCTTGTGCACCAGTAGACTCGTTACTAGTAAACAATTGAATTTGTTTAATCCGAGGAGCAATATTGTTAATATATTTAATCAATCGTTGAATTAAATTAACAGGCACATTTAAATTTGTGTTAATACCTAATATTAAATTAGGATTTAAATTTGGATCGTTTTCTAATTTTTCAAGAAGGTCCCATACATCTTTACTTAATAATGGCTCACCCCCTGTCAATCGTAAATTCTCTAAATTTTTAGATAGTTCAGGCCACCATTTCCAAAATGCAGTAACGTAGGGATTTTCTTCTTTGTGGTGATACGGAAACCGATTTATTTGTTTTAAATAATCTAAATTACCAGTATTCCAACTTGTGGGATACGGCCCATGCGAGGTTATTTCTTCGACCCATCTACTACTAACATCGGGACTACAATATGCACATTTAAAATTACAAACATTTGAAAAACTAATTTCTAAATATGACGGATTAATATTTTCTGTTTTTGTTTCTAATATCAACGGAATATGTTTCCACGCCCACGGTTCAGTTGTTTTATAATACCGATCGCTATAAGTCCCACCAAGATCTTCTGCCTTCCAACAATAATCACATTCGGCTGGTCGGTTACCATCTAACATTTCCTGCATCTGTTTCTTTTTAAATTGTGTGTTATGTAGCGCAGTATGATCCTTTTCTAATTCGTCAAGCGGTATTTTATGAGGAGCAGGATGGTGACAACTATGATTCCATCCTGTTTGCAAGTACAGTGTCGTTTGCAGCCATTTAGCTGCACAAAATGTAGGACCTATGTTATCAAGTTCGGTAACCCGTGTTGAAAAAAATTGTGTTTGCTCGTCGATCATTGAGTTCCTGTTAAATTAAATTTCTATATAATAATTATAATAAATTTTTTAAATCTAAAGATAATTGGTCAAATATCAAATCAAATCGCCGAACAAGCAGCGAATGATTATGATCAAGTATTGGCCAAAGGTGTTGCATTACTTCATGCAAGTCATTTCTGTTTAAAAAATCAATAGCTGCATTTGTTGCTTTTTCTACCCTAAGCTCATTGTCAATTTCATCATCGTAGCTTTCGTCAATAACATCTGAAAATGTTTTATAGCCTAACTGCCGAAGTCTAGCTAATCCTTGATATTGGCCTATAAGAACAAACGGTTGGAAATAAATAAAAGGTTTAAATATTTTTTCGCTAAAAAACCCCGTATTTGCTACTTTAGTTTCGCAAACAATATGCAAATAACATTTATAAAATTTTTCAGAGTACAAATCGGTAGTAGGATTCGCTTCGAGAAAATCGTACGGATCAAGTTCTGTAGGTAAAACTAATGGTAACGATTCTCTAATTTTTAAATTTCCCCACTCTTTATGTATGTCAGGGAATTTTTTTCTGAATAATCTTTTTTGTACATCAAAGTACAATAACCTTGGCGGCTTGTCATCGTCGCAAAAGCCTGTTAACCAAAAGCTAAGTAATCCCTGATTGCGATACGGAAATAATTTAGTAAGTACTGCAAATCTAAAGTATGTTGCACGGCGATTTAAACAAATAAACTTATATGTACGTGGACTTTGATTAAAAATAGTATCGTGTGCAATCTTTCTATCGTTATCGGTATCTCGGTGTCTAGAAGCTATCTCCCAGTGATTAAAATATACAGTATTGTACCTATAATGATTGGTATAGTTAGCAGACATGATTACAAATTTATCAACAGTTATGTGGTTGTTAGCTGCTATTGATTCAACTAAACGTTCGTATGTTGGCCAACACCACCCTTCGTACGTGCATACTATTAGCACTTTGCACGTTCCTGTTTCGATTGCCGAAAGAATATTAAATGGAATAAAAAGACTGTCAACGTGATCTAATAGTTGAGTAAGGCTAAAGATTATAGGATAGTAAAATTTTTTCCCTTCAGGTATAGCAGTGTTAACTACAAATCTTTTAAAAAATTGTGATCCTTGTCCACCGAAATATGCATCAGTATGGCAATTATTTGTACATTCAACAATTACCTGTGGTACTAAATCGGCCGGAATTGCATTTAAATACGGTTGCCTGTTAAAAATTGAGGCATGAATACCATTGTTCTCAAAGTATAAGTTAATTTTTTCTGTCATTATTGTCCTTGCACCCCCCATTTAAAAGTTATACCCAAATGTTTTAATATCAATATAATGTAGTTCTGCTATAAGATTTTTAGTTTCGTCGGAATAATATGAACGGTATTCTGTTTCTGATATATCAAATCGAAACGGACTAGTATTAGTATCATCCAAGCAAAAATATTCCATTAACGGTTTAATATCAATTGCTGCATGCTCACCCCTAATAATATAAGTTGCTTGTTGATACCCGGTTGATGATATATAACTTAACCAATTCATTTGAGGTGTAAGCGTGTGATAGTGGGTGTGTATTCTGTTAGAATTAATATCTTTTACAAATTTGTTCACTGTATTAGTAACTTTGCCCGTTTCGATGGTCTTTCTAAATTCTCGAACTATATCCGGCAACGTATCTATGTCTGCGTCAAGTACGTTTTTAATTTTATATATAAATCTTGCCCATGGATTCATCACAATACCGATTGTTGATATTTCTGGATAAAGTGCATGAACTTCTTTAAGACTTAATCTGTTATCTTCAATTTCATAATCTTGTATCATCCGTAATGCTGAAATTTTTTGATTAAGAAACCATTCATGTAGAGGCCATGCGTAATATGCACACATCTGCGGTACGATAATTGTAAAACGCGAATCGTCAGTTTTGTAAGTTTTTTTCATTATGATTTAAAGATAGTATTATTTATTTTAAAATTTATATCCAAATGTTTTTATGTCAGTGGCATGTAACTTAGCGACAAAATTTTTAATTTCATCTGTGTAATACGGATAATAATCTAAAGTTGGAAAATTAAAATTAAAAGGCTCGTGATCTGTTAGACAAAAATAATCAATTAATGGTTGAGTATCTTCGGCTGCATACTCGCCGCGAACTATGTATTCAACTTGAGTTCTGCATCCGTTATTGAAATTATAACTTAACCAATTCATTTGTGGTTTTAAAAAATCACAAAAACACCAGTTTTGATCTTCGCTAATTTTAGCTAACAATCTATTTAAATTACGTGCAACTTTGCCTGTTTCGATTGTTTCTTTAATACTTATATCAATAGACGACAGGGTGTCAGGGTCATATTCTAATATTTTAATATACCTATAAATAAATCGAGCCCATGGATTCATTACAACACCAATGGTTGAAATTCCAGGATACAGTTCATGAACTTCCTTAAGATTTAACCTTCCGCTTTCAATTTCGTAATCTTGTATTAGTCTCAATCTTGCAACTTCGTTTTTAGTTAACCATTCATGTAGCGGCCATGCGTAATATACACTCATCTGAGGTGCAATAATTGTAAAGAATGAATCATCAGTTTTGTAAGTAGTTGACATACTAAGTCCAAAGGTAATTGCGAACTTTAATAAGTCTAATCATCATTTCTTCGTCTTGTGTTTCATGAAACTCTTCAATTTCAGCCGAAAGATCTCTCAGTGGTTTTGCTTCTGCGCGTTCTTCTTCGGTTTCGTCATGTGCTAAGATGTCACCATGGTTTTCACGCATGCGATCGTAATATGCACTTAGACCTGATTCTTCCATGGGCTCTGAACGATTTGGATATTCTACAGTCCACCAGGTATATAAGTCTAATACTTCCTGAGCTGCAATTGCTTGAGGAGTTAATTTACCATAGTTCTCGTCATCCTCTTCGACTCCCCAGCTTGGGTCATAGGTCAAACTTCTTGCCCAATCTAAGTAACCAAGTCCGGCTTGTTTACAGCGCCACTCGCGGGTACGACTAAACAACCAGCTCGAAGGTGCATTGTACTTTTGGCTTTCAGATTCGTTCCACCGGACATGGTTCTGTGCTAGTTCAGTTTCGACAAAATCAACAAGCTGGTTAAACAAGCAAGGTAAAAATCTGTATCCTACATCGCACCAATCACCGGGCTTAATATCTCTCGAATGTGCAGTTAGCGCATGTGTTTTTGTTACCCATCTGTTGTTAATGTAATATTTCACATTATAGAGTTTATCTGGTATGAACATTATAATATTTTGTGCAGTATCAAGGGCATTGTCTGCGATCCAATATCGAAGCGGGTGGTTAGTCTTTGCAAGTTCCTTGATTGCTTTCCACCCTGGGCCAGTTTCAAATTCGGGATACGTAGTACCGCGGATCCAATCCGCAAACTCACTGCATGACCAATAGTTACTTCTCATTTGTTTGTTATCCTTGTTTAATTAAAAATTGTTCAAGTTCAGGAGCTTTCCACCCTTCTGGTTTTAGAATCTTCCCGTCTTCACGTTTACGTACTTTACCTGTCTCTGCGTCAATCTTAGCAAAGTTAGTTGCCATTACTTCATTCCATGCGCCTTCACCGTCTGCACCTAAAGAATGAATAGCACCAACTGTTACAACTAAAATGTCAATTAGTGCATCGAGTTGTTCAATTTTATCATCTTGATCAAATGCAACAGACAGTTCGTCAACTTCTTCTTTGATTAAGTCTAAGTACATATTATACTGTGAGTCGTTGTATGCGTCAACTGTTTGATCGCCAGCAATCATAAATTTTTCTTGGTCTTTAAATACGTTTGTCATTACACACTCCACATTTTAATTGGCCAAAAAACCATGCGATTTGTCCAAGACACTATACTACCGGCATCTTCATCATTACCAAACGATAACGTTGCAAACGTTGCACCTGTTATGTAGTATGGTACAACTACAAATAATAAAATTTCCATTACATTTCCTCTTGTTTGATATTTAATTTAATGTGTCATCTGACCAGCGCAAAATGAACCAGGTCATGTCTTTTTCATTTTCAAAGGCCCATGTATCGCAGCTAACAAAAAACTTTCCTTTACAGTTTTCTTTAGCCCATGATTCCATTTCATCGTTAGTTTCGATTAACAACTTCGTGTAGCCGAGTTCAATATGCGCTTCGACTGTTAGCGCGTTCTTGATATCCCTGTCAATTTCTTTTTGAATTTGTGTGTAAAGTGGATCGTTTAAATCGTCTTCATTGATCATAATTAGGTGTGTTATATAGTGTAGTAGTATTATATATTAAAAATTAAAGAATGTCAAGAGTAAAGATTATGATACTACCTTACGTTAAATATTAGCATGTATAAATTAATAGAATGGTCATCGAATTTAGATTTATCTGAATTTTATAAAAAAGCAGAACAACGTGGGTTTGATAATAATGCTAGTCAATCTGCAATGGTAAATTGTTTTGATAACGAAAGACTAGCTAAGATTTGGATACTGTATCAAAACGACCATGCAGTAGGAAGCGTGGCAGCACATAGTTTAGATATTTTAGGTTCGACCTCTTATAGAATATGCGCAAGGACCTGCTCATTTGCAGAAGCAAGACCGAGTCGCGCACTAATTACAATTAATAGATTGATCCTTGAACATCAAAATTTAACAGCTCAATTTTTTATCCCTGCTGCAATCGACTGGTGCGGTAAAACTAGTAATATGTATATTTCAAGCCACCCTAGTAATGTTGGTACTCAACGGCTAGTGCATAACATCTATTGTCCTACTCTTGAAAAACACGGAATTTTGACCAAATCGATTGATCTCGAATACCGCGGACACCTCCAAACTTTTTGGAAATTAAATGTTTCAAATTTTTTAACAGATTTAGCTAAGTATCCAAGGTGGTAACAACCGTAACGCATCCGGTTGGTTTAGGTCGAATATATGGTTTCTTAATAAATTCGATATGACAATCTACGCATATAAACATTTCTCTAGATGTAATAATCAACATACCTGCGCCACATTGTGGACACAGGTTTCCTGTTACTGCTTCATATGACTGTGTAGTCATTTAGTCTTTCCCATTGCGCTATCAAACTGATCTTTAACTTGTTGTAATGAATCAGCTGTTGTTTTATCTTTTCTAAACTCTACAAATCTTGGTAAGAACAAACTGTAAAGTCCATTGCTTGTTGTAGGCGGCATAATATTGTTAGATCTAACTGCCATAATTGTGCCATATAACTCATCTTTACGATTAAAGATGTCATTACGTAACTCGTCACTAAATCCTGATACATTAACTTCTAACAATTGATCAGATGTTCTACAAGTAATAGACCCAAACAATGCAGCATTTTTACCATTACCTTCTGTAAACGCTACAATTTCTAAATCAACATCTACTTCAAGTTTAAGTTTAACTTGGTCTTTGCTCGTACCGTCACGCCATTTGGCATCTGGGCGTTTAATAATAGTACCTTCAAGTCCTTGTTCAATTAGTTCAAGATAATGTTTAAATGCTTCATCCCATGAAAACACTAACTTAGTTTCAATCATTTGTACATGTTGCGGATCAGTTACTGCTTGCGATGCAACTTGATTCTTTAATTTATAGTATCTATCAGCATATTCTACAGTGCCTTTACCTTTTGGTACAGCAGTTGATAATGGAATTTGATCCCATATTAAAAATAAAGGTTCTTCATTTTCAGCAAATGAACCGCCATCTGCTATACTGTTTAAGATACCATTGCCTATTTCACGTGGTAAAATAACACCATCACGCTTTACAACAAGTTCACCATGTGTTTGTGTATTACAATGCATTTTACGTTGCATGTAATCAATAATGTTACTAAACTGATCTAATGGCATTGGATTGCCATTTCTACTTAATAACTCAATAGTTAAGTCATCATAGAAGTTAGCGTTGATATACATACCATCTGCTTTTAACTGTGAAAACACACCTTTAGACCATGGCCATGTATCAAGTTTAACATGTTTAGGTAATGAACAGCGTTGATATGGAAACTCTGGAATTAAACCTTTCCATGCTTTGTTTACGGTAGCAGATTGTATACCGCAACGTAAGTCTTTATTTACAATTTTAATAACTACTTGTGCATCACGTTCACTTACAGATTCTAAAATATTTTTAAGATGTTCGATGCCAGCATGACCAGTGTAAGTGCGATTAGCCAAAGACTGCAAATGAATAACAGCCTCATCGAGCTGCATTGTTGGTGTGCCTGTATTAGGAGTATAATCAGGAATTTTTTTGATATTAAACGGAAGTAGTTTATTAGTAGCACAAAAACAAATTTCTGCTAGTAACGTGTTAGTACTATTGCGTTTAAGGATTTCAAGTTTAGCATTAGTTTTAGGTTCGTTAGCTAACTCTTCTAAAATTGCAGTGATCATGTGTACTCCTAGTAATTATTAAAAATACTATTATACATTAGTTAATACAAGATGTCAACTAGTTATTCGTCACATTCGAATAAAGCCATTAACACTATAATTGTTGAGATAACCGCAACCATAAAAACTCCAAACTCGTCTGCTATGTTAGCCATACTTTTCCCCCTTAGACAAGAAAGGGGACCTAAGTCCCCTTTCTTGAAGTACTTAACTATTAATATTTATTAAGCAGATAAGTCTTGTTTTAGAAATTTTGAATTTATCTTTCTTTGTGATGTTCTAAAGGAAGATGATGTCCTGGATGTTTGTAGTGTCGCTCGTAGTAGTGATCAAAGTTACCATCACGTAAATACTCACGATGTACAGGCTGTTCGACACAGCCTGTAGTTAAATATGCCGCTAAAAATATACTAGCGACGAGTAATAATTTCATCAATAAGTCCATATTCTAAAGCCTCTGTAGCGGACATAAATGTGTCACGTTCCATCATAGTTGAAAATTCGTCAAACGTTTTGCCTTTACTATTATGATCAACGTAAATCTGTGTTAGAGATTTTTTCATCTTTAAGATTTCTTCAACTTGAATTAACATGTCAGTGGCTTGACCACGTGCGCCTCCGCTGGGCTGGTGACACATGTGTCGTGCATTTGGTAACATCTTACGCTTACCTAGTGCACCTGCAGTTGCTAACAATGAGCCCATGCTGCATGCTTGACCCATGACAATTGTAACAATATCAGGTTTGATAAATTGCATTGTATCGTATATTGCAAGCCCTGCAGTAACTACCCCACCTGGGCTATTAATAAAAAAGTTAATATCTTCATTACCTTGACTTTCTAAAAATAACAACTGTGCAACAATTAAACTAGCAGAATGCTCGTTAACATCGGTATCTAACATTACAATTCGGTCTTTAAGCAGTCGACTGTAAATATCATAACTACGCTCACCTTTTGCTTCTGATTCAACAACCATTGGTACTAAATTTGGCATTCAATTTCCTCTTGTAGATATCGTTTCAATTCTTTGTCAGTTGGAGTAACAGTAAAATTATGTTTAAAAAATATTTCGTAACTATCGCTACCATATTTTCCAATTCCATAAAGCATTGTAGCATCATTGCCGTCCCATGTCAAATAGTCTTGACTCATTTTTACGAGTCTTTTATATCGTACATTTGACATACCTAACGGTGCAATGATTACTTTAACAAATACTTCTTCTGCATTTATAAGATCCTGTGGTGTTGGAAACCAATAAAGAAACTTAGGTAGAATAAACTTTACTGGTTTCCGTCCAGTTTGATTGAGCATAATAACACCTACCATATGCTCCCAGGAATTTTTAATCTGTTGTTGCACCATTAGGTCGTTGCGCAATGGTATTAAATTTGTCAATCTATTTCCCGTCATCGATGTCGTTGTCATTTAGTGATTGAAGATCGGCTACTTCTTTTCGTAGCACCTCTATAGTATGTTCAAGACTATCAATGTAGTTTGCAACGTGCGTTAAAAAATCGGCATTGTTACCTATTGATTGTCTAAACATTTCGTTTACTGATAATTGTTGTGTATCGGTCATAATCATTCCTTATATTTCAATTAACACATTTGGATTCCACCCTGTGTTTTCACTGTAGCTATCACCTTCGTATCCACGCGGGTTACATACAATTCGTGTTTGTCCTAGCACATAGTCTAAAACTTCATGCGTGTGTCCGTGTGTCCATAATAAAATTTGCGGATTGTCTAAAATGTACTCACTGAGATCACTATGATAGCCACCGTTCATTGCATAATCATCTGCATACTTCGGACCTATACTTTGGTAGCTAGGTGTATGATGTGTGCAAACTACGATTTTTTTATCACAGGGTACATTGGCAACTGCATTTTTAATAAAGTCTAAACTTTGGTGATGCCTATGAACTGTATCTTTAGTATTTAACTTTCTGAAAATTGTTTTGTCATATGTAATTAACCGATAATCGTTTAGTATACGCGGTAATTGATACATAGTCAACGGATCACCTTTATGGCAGTCTGTCCAAAGTGTTGCACCGATAAAAATTATATCGTCGATAGTCACAGAATTATTTTCTAAGAAATGAATATTGTGGTATGCCTGGCATTCTTGTTTGATTACTTCTAAACTTTTAAAGAATTTACCTTGATAAAATTCATGATTGCCTGCAACATAAATTACATGCTTAAATGTTTCACTGCAGTCTTTTAAAAATTCACGGAACCGCCATGCTTGTAGTTGACGTCTTGAATGGGTCACCATAGTTAAGTCAGCAGGAAAATCATAAAGACATTCAATCATTAAAATGTCTCCAGAAAGAATTAACACATCTGCACATTGGGTGTTAGTTAATGTTAACGGACTAAATTCTAAATGTAAATCGCTGACTACAGTTATTTTCATTGGGCTACCTTTACGTAATTTAAACGTGTTACTTTTGTTCCGTGCATATAGAGTGTACTAAAATCTTTAATGTTTGCAGAAATAATTACAGCAGGACCTGTATTAGGTATTTTTGAAGTCATCCACGATACCATTTTGTTTTCAACAACGGCAATTACATTAAATGCATCATAGTTAGTAGATTTGGTTACACTTACTATTTCGGAATCTCTATCGTACAGCTGGCTTCCAATTTCACCAATGTACTCATCTTCGCAGTCTCTAATACTTTTAGTAAGGGTGCGAGTAGTTGCGTGTTTGATATAAGAATTTGGAGAACATGCAATAAAACCTAGTTTGCTTATTGTGCTAGTGTCAGTAGACAATGATTTGTGCAAATCAATTTCAAATTGATTAGTACCATCAATTACCGAAAACAGCAATTTTTTACTGTATGCTAATACTTTTTCTGCTAAGTCTTTATCTTCTTGGGTAACATGCAATAATGGTGGCCGATCTTGAGTAGGGCCAAACCATTCTTTTTCGCCTAGCGAATATAAAATAAGATCTCGATTACTAACTAGTGTACTGTCTTCATATGCTGAGCGATCAGAAATGTATTTTCCGTTTACACGATATGCAGCACATGCAAGATGCAATAATCCTTTAGTCGAGTATTCTGTGTTTGATGCCATTGTAGTCTCAGTTAATTTAATTGTTGTTATTGTATATTAAACTAACTAAGATGTCAACCTTAAAGACGGTAAGTAACTCTACCTTTGTTAAGATCGTAAGGACTAACTTCTAATTTGACATGGTCGCCTGTAATGACTCGTATTTTGTGTTGTTTAAGTTTTCCACCTAAGTAACAAATTAAAGTGTGTGCAGTATCATCGACTACGATTTTAAACATATTTCCCGGTAAAACATCAATGACTTTACCTGTCATTTCGATCACATCTTCTTTACTCATGCTTTTTAATTATTAATCTCTCATCTGTTGTTGTTACGGTTACTTCATCCCCTGGTACCCACCCATATTTATCAAGCATGTCTTGAGGTATTTGAAATAACACAGTGCTAGGATCATCGAGGTTTTCAAAAAATAGTTCTTCGTATTTATAATGTTTCGTTATCATATATCACTGTCCATCCTAGTTGTCTTAAGTCGTCTTTAATTTCTTGTGTTACTACACTTTCGCTTACATTACCTGTGATAGGTTGGCTAATACCCGAGCAATACCAATCCATGTAGTCACCTTCTTCTCGCATGTCTGCAATTATTCCGCCTGCAGTTCTCCAACTTACTCCCCAGTATTCTTCTTTAAGGATGTTCCATACATCGTCAATTCTTACAAATTCATTATTACACATTGCTGCATATAAATTCTGTGCGTAGATTTCAGAGTTTCGAACTTTTTGTAAAATCCAATTAGTAGTACGCAGTTCATATTCTAAATCGTTTTTTTGATTCATAGGGTCATTAAATCTCTTGTCTCTTTCTAGTTTAAAAGCATCTCGTTGCTCCCATATTTCTTGTTGTCTATGAGTAGCATCTAATGGTATACGTCGTTGGTTACTTGTACTTAAAGGTAGTATACTGCTATTCATGAAATTGGCCTTGAAAGCAATGGCGAAGTTCGTGTCCCATTGTCCAGTAATCAGTATTCTTAGGTGTAAAAATTACACAGGTGTTGCCAAACAATGATTTGTCCCAAAATGAACAACCGTCAATTGGTACATTGTACTGTGGTAATCGTCGTCTTACATTTTCTGCATTACAAGATTTTAAAATATTATCAACTTGTATCCATGTTACTTTTGTGCCATTAGTGAAATTATTTTTAGCTGAAAATTTATCATACGGTGATTCATCTGCAACTACTGATAAAGAACAGGTTAATAAAACTGCAGTTAAAACTAATCTCATAAATGTGCCTTCTAGTGCCTAATTAATGTGGTATAGACGGGAGGATTTGAACCTCCAAAAGTTTTTAATAAAAACAGTCCCTCCCCGAAGGGAGGAGGTATACCAGTTCCGCTCACGTCTACAGTGTAATAATTATACAGTTATTATTAATGATTGTCAATCTATTTTCAATTATACTGTTAATGTTTAAGTTGATTGATCATTGATAATAACTGCTCATGTTCTTCTTTTGAAATTTCTAAGTTTTCTTTATATGTACGATCGATATCTTTAAGGATGAAAGTGTTATTGCGATATTCTATTTCAATAAAATCGTAAATGTTGCGATTTATTATTGGGATTACGTTTATAAAAATGTTAGCAAGACATGATCCAGAATGCACTATTTTATTGTCTTTAAAAATTTGAAATTTAATTAGATTTTCCATTGTTCTTTTGCAGAGTCGATAACTATTCGTTTATTAATTTTTATTTGTTTAAATGATTCAAGTGTAATCATGGAGTAATATAAAAATGATAATCTTTTATTTTTAAACTCGTCGATGGTTAACCTACAGTGCTTAATATCACCCCAAAAAAATCCTAAAGAATCAGATAATAATTTTGGTCCTACTGCAGGTAGTTTACATTGAAATTTTTGAACTAATATTTCAAATTGAGATAATAATAAAGATACCTGGTCAACTTCGTGTAAGAAATAATCAGTGCTAATAGTGTTATTCATCGAATATTCAAAAATAGAATAACCTATTTCGTTCCCAGGACGATAAATTATTGAGTACATCCATTTAATATTATTGTAAAAAATAAATTCTCGGTGTACTGGCAAATCTATTCGAATATTGCATTTTAATAGTTGTTCGTATAAATTGCAATGTACTATCCAATCATAATCTGTCCAATTCCGAGTGAGTTTAAATATTTTTCCATCGGATTGAAAAAATATGCAAGTTTTATCATTCCACAAAAAAGTACCGGTTACAGTTATGTCCCAAATATATCGAGGTTCCTGCTGTACATTATCAAATGCATGATTAAAAAATAAATTAAAATCTGTTACAGACCACGATGATACTTTTTCAATTAATCGGTTTATCATCTTGAAAATATGTTGTAAATGTGTATTCTCTGTGCCAAAAATCCGACATTGGTGAGTTTCTATATTTATTAAAGCACGGAGTTCCTAAGGTATAATGAATTAAGTTAGCGGCATTATTAATTCCAAACTCGTCAGTGAGCCAATTCCATTCGACTGGTAATTCTCCAATATCTTGGTCATCGAGCCATTGGAATCTATGTAAATAGTTGCCTGAACTTGCTTGAATGAATTCAGGAGTTAACATCTTATTTGCAGGATGTTCACAATTCCACAATACAACACTACTCCAATTTTTACGTGGATAGTTTTCATTTTTAGATCCTAAATATTTAGAAAACGATGATGTTTTGTAATCATGTTTTACAACTAATACTGCTTTACTTTGATCTGCTAGTTCCCATAGTTTGGTAATATCTTCTTTTACAATCATGTCACCGTCTATAAATACGGCCCATCCTTTAAAATTTTGAAAATATGGAACTAAAAATCGACTGTACGTAAACTGATTACTTTGATCAGTACGGATTTCAACAAACGGCATCATTGTTTGTGCTAGTGGTACAACTGCAATCGGGCAAGTTGCGTGTCTGATTATACTGTTTGAACACACATGGAACGCAATAGGTTCTCTAGTATCATATCCTATAAAAAGTGGTTTCATATTTCTATTTAGTAGTTAGCTAACAGTATAAATAATTTTATTAAACATTAGGATAATGTATGTTATTAACAAGCTTATCAAACTTAGGAACTTTTGTAAAATTAAAACTTCGAATTCCGTCATGGGAGATCGAACAACAATTATCGGAATTTAACAGCAATTGGAAAAAACATTCTGAATTATACAACATTAAAATTTTAAACCTAACAGATCAAGTATATAATAAGATGCCACAGTTAGCCGAGATAACTTCTGCGTTTTCTGAAAATATTAATGAATCTTATTTTTTGCAAATCAATCTAGGAGGGTTCGAGCAATCAAAAATTGCAAGTGACTCAATCGATGTTTTTACTTTTTTTGGTAACAATATACCTGTACAATTTTGTAATATTATTGATGGCCAAATTGTAAATTTTCATACTGGTCAATTTTATACAGTTAATCCGTTTTATTCAAAATATATGTTTAGTTACATCGATAATGTGTTTTGTTTAAAATTTAATGTTAAACTTAACGACTCAACATATACTTCAATTTTAAATAATCTCGATGAATACTAATAACAAACTAGATCAACATTTAAGAAACCAACTTTGGAATAATTTAACTAATTTAGGAAAATACACAAAATTAAATTTAAAAATTAATGAAGAAGAAGTGCTAGCAAAATTAGATAAATTTAAAGATAATTGGTGTCCATACAACCGAATCAAAGACCCGGATAATAATAGATGGGGTTTACCTGTTACAAGCCACTCGGGCGATGTAATGGATAACTGCCACTTAAACAGTTTTAGTTATATGCATACATACCATGATAAATTATTAAGTGAATCAGATTTTACAACACCGACTGCAGTTTATTATGAAATTCCTGAATTTAAAAAATTAGTTGATTTATTTGCACCAGATATTGGTCGAGTACATTTGTTAAGAGTTGATACCGGCGGTTTCTTTCCGCCACATCGAGATTTTCAAGATCGGTCGTGGAACGCATTTTCTCCTGAATATTTTAGAATAATTTGTGTGTTTGGTAATTGCAGCAAGAATGATTATTTTCATATTCTCGACAATCAACTTTGTTACACAGATAGAGCAGTTGTGTATTTTGTAAATTTTCAACTTACTCACGGAATGTTTAGTTTTACTAATAATTTATATAATTTAATACTAACAGTAAAACTAACTCAACGAACACATGATATAATTATGCAACTTGCAGATTAAAGTAGCTATCAGAAAAGGTAGCTACTTTAAGTTTTTTAAATATTATCCTAATACAACCCATGCGTTAATCGGTGCGCCAACGTAACCTTTGAAATTATTTTCAGTCGAATCGTACACGATCCATCCTGATTCTGGATTAGGCGGTAAACTAGTTGTTGCATATGATGTCGCTTTTAAAATAGGTGCAGTAAATACACCGTTATAATCAAATGTAAATGTGTTAAGTGTGTTCGAATTTGAACCAGTTAAAATTGAAACAACACTTTCTGCGTAAGTTGAAGTTATGTCAGCAGTGCTGCTTAGTGCAACTGATAATCCACCGGCATTAACCCACCCGGTAGTTTCGTGGCACACACCTCTAAAAAAAATACTTCCTAAGCAATCACTTGGAGAGGAGTTAGTTGGGATATCGATCGTTCCGTTCGATGACGAAAAAATTGCAAATGGCGAAGTAATAAATGAAGACCCATTTGACAATCCATTAAACTCTATTTTTTTAGGACTTATATTAGTAAAATAAAAGGACGCTGTACTTTTAAAATCACCACCTGTTATTGTAATTTCGCTATTTGTAAGAGCGCCAGCAAGCGTAATATCGTTCCCGTTGTATAAATTATAACCACTGATATCAAGATCACCTGCTAATGTTGGTGCATCGTCATATGATATTTGTATTAAATTTGTAAGACTCGTCCACGCAAGAGCCCCGGAGCCATTATTAGTTAAAATTCCATTAGCCGATGGCGGAAAAACAGGGCTCCACGTTAATACTCCTGACCCGTTATTTTTCAAAACGCCAGCAGAGTTTGCCGGTAATGATACACCGCCACCACCGGTTGTATTTAATGTCTGAGTGGTCTCATTCCAAGTTAACCCAGTGCCTGCGCATCCAGCAACAACATTGGTGCCGCCATAGGTTACACCATCACCAATATATAATTTTTTTGTATCTGTTGTATATCCTAGTTCACCTTGATCTAAAATGCCCCCGGTGCGTTGGGCATTTGTTCCGCGTCTAATACGTAGCGACATGTACTATCTCCGTTATTCTGTAATCAGTATTTGATTGTTATGCTGTATTTAGTCAGATAACGGAGATAATAAATTACATTGCTGGCCTATTACCATGCTTGAATCCAATCGATCCGCCTTGTGCAATAATGCGTGCTTTTAATTCGTCGTATGTGATTGGGCGAAAATCAGTTAGCTCAACACAAACACAAAAGTATCGAGGATCAATTTTGCCATCTTTCATTACGCGATTTGCATGCGTATGACCATGTACGTTTGTACTAAATCGGCCTAAGCTTTCTTCATGAATAGGTATGTGGCTAAAAATTAAACCATCAACTACATGATACGATCGGATATCTCTAAAATAAGGAGTATACTCTTCTAATCTAAAGATATCGTGGTTACCTTTAATTAAGACTTTGTCACCATTAAGTCTTTCCATAATTTTTAAGCATCGACGATTCATTACTACATCACCAACATGGTATACTTTATCTTGAGGACGTACAGTGTCGTTCCATGCTTCTACCATATATTCGTCCATTTCTTCAACAGTGTCCCACGGGCGCAATTTTGTACCATCATCTCGTAAGAATCGACATACACCTGCGTGACCAAAGTGAGTGTCACTTACAACAAATGTTTCTGTCATACTATTTCTCCTATGCGTTCCAAATTTCATTAAACCCTTCTGCAACAGTAGGATCCTCCCAGTGTGCTTTCATTTGAAGTACTACACTTTGTGGTATAACTTTTCCAGGGCGTGATTTTAATCTTCGATATAATTCGTCTCGATCAGGTTCTCGAAACACAACTGCAATTTTGTAATAGTCATGTAGCATGTTAAATTTACGTTTACGGCTTTTAATTGTAGTTGACGTTTGATCCCAAATAATATCTTTTCCTGCAGCTCTTGCACGAATTACATCTTGTGCCATTAAATCTACCGCAGTTGGCATATAGTCTTCAAACACTTCGTTATAAGTTTTACCTTGATCGGCTGCATACTTTTCAACGTGTGTGTCTGTGCTAACGATTACGCAGTCTGTGGCCCACTCTTGGTTTTCGACCCACGTACTCTTTCCTACTCCGGGAATTCCAACTAAAACGTATAACTTGTTCATGTTTGCCTTAAATGTCAATGTTAAAAGTATATTTTATACTCAAAAGAAAGCCCTGTCAACCTAAGTTAACAGGGCGTATTTAAAATTAGTTATAGTTTTTGTTGTGTCAGGAAAACTACAAAACCCCGTGAGAGCAGCCCATCCTGTTTTCGCTTCAGCGGAGCCGGAATATGGTTACAGGTCCGGCTTGTTAAAATTACAGAGCGTATCGATCTGTCATAATCGTTTTAAGCATAATACCATATGGTGTAAATTCACTCATATCAGCAGCTAACACTGCTTTCATGATACTTGGGCTAAAACCCGAAACTAACGCAGCACCTGACTTGTCAGCCGTTACTGGTACATTATCAGATGAGCTCAAATTCCAAAACACAACTTGTGGCATAGTGTAACCTGCTGCTGCATATTTGCGTTCAATCATTTCCATTGCCGAATCGTCGTTACTAACGCAATGGTTAAATTGCATGTCGGACAAGATCAACAATATTTCTGGCATTTCAGATTGTGGTACATCAAAATCCGTAGCGACTTTTAATATTTGCTCAAACGCAGCATGCAAATTTGTACTCATTGCCCAGCTAGAACGTATCATTTGTTGCATACGTTCGACAACGTTACCTTTTAGCGTAAGTAACTCTGGTTTAGAACTAAATGTGATAAACGTATCTTTGAATTTGCCGGAATTTTTTTCTGACAAATACAATCCTAACGATACCGCAACGTCTAAACAAGTAGTGCTGCTTTTGCCTGCAGGAGTAACCATTGAGCCTGACACGTCTACTAATGGCAAAATATTAGCATCACCGACAAAGTTTGGTAATGCAGCCCATTGTGCAACGATGTGATTTGTTTCATTAACATCGTAACGAGCACTATACACACCCTTTAATACATCATACGGATACACTGCACCTGCGTTTACTTTTACACTTGCATCTCCTTTCACAAGTGCTTCGACATATTCGGCAAACTTAGTAGTATGGCGATTAAATGCTTTTTTGTATCGTGTAGACGCAAGTGATGGCACTTGACTAAAGTTGATATTATCCCAATCATTTGCACACATTTGTGTTTCAACTACTTTAGTCAACGAAACCAAAGTTTTACGATAATGCTTTGGTGACCATCCTAGGTACTTACGGAAAGCGATAGCAACGTCACCTTTGCGTGGTGTCCATTTTGCAGCTAAACCGTTATTTTCTGCTAGTGCATTGGCAACGATTTCAAACGCAAAGTTTTTCATGTCTGTAGTTTTAAAACAGAATAAATCATCCCAGCGGCCTAATTCGGGTACTTTTTTAGCTAATGCTTTAGCAGTATCGATATTTGTTAATTCAAGGTAGACTAAGATATCACGGAACAATTGGCGTTCACCTGCACCGCTACGTGCGTCGCGTGCCCATAATGCAACTCGCAATGCTAGGTCTTTATCTTCTACATAAGCCGCAACAAACGCTGGGATTATGTCTTTGCCACGGCTTGCACCAATGTTGAAAAACAAATCAACAACTTTATTAGCGGTTGATTTACGAGCTTTCATACCGTTGTCAGTACGCGCTTCTTGATTTGCCACTGCTTCTACGAATGTAGTCATTGTATATTCCTCAGGTTATGTTAAATTTTAAATAAAAAATAAAGTTGCTGTATCTAACCTTATGCAAACAGTATAACAGATTTATCAAATCTGTCAACTATTTTGGTTTAACAGGATGGTTGAGCATTTTATTTTAGTGTTCTGGTCGAGCATTGCTCCTCGACCCTATCTACAGTATTCTGTTGTAGCTCATATCTTATATACGTACAACCTAGTTGTATATAAGCATTAATTGTAGTGTAGGTTTCCCTACACAAAGGTTTGCAGTATCCATCCTAAAATAAACGGTATAGTTGTTCCGATTGTTTAGACTAGTTAACGGTGTCCTAGCTTGTCCGTGAAACCACAGACTCCATTATGTGTGTTGCTGTACCTATACCAAAACTGTGTGTACTAACCAGTACGTTTAATTATATGCCAGCCAAACTGTGTTTGAACTGGTTCGCTAATTTTACCAATGTCTAATGCAAATGCTGCATTTTCAAATTCAGGAACCATTTGGCCTTGGCCAAATGAACCTAAATGACCTTGATTCCGCCCGCTTGGGCACTTACTTACTATTGCAGCTAATGCACCAAAGTCGGCACCTTCATTAAGTTGTTGATGCAATTGGGTAACTGCTTCTTGAGTTTCGACTAAAATATGACTTGCTTGAATTATTGACATAGTGTTCCTTAAAATAAAAGTACATAGCAGGATCTTATAGTTTGGTAGAATTGAACTACCTAACAAAAATGATTAGTTTTCGTATT